AATAAAAGCTTTTAGAAAGTGATTTCCATACTATCTTTATTTATATTAATATTCTTAGCATGGCCAGAGATTTGTACAGAAGTTCCATTGACAATAAACTTATAACTATCTGAATTAATCTCTTTTGAGTTAGATGAAACAACTTGTCCTACAGGTTTATAAGTTGCAGCAGTTACTGTATCTACTGAACCTGTTGGACGCTTACCTTTTACAGAAGGAAAACTCATTCCTTCTGATTTAAAACGGGCCTTATAGTTGTGTACAGATGATATAGCTACATCAAAATGTTTAGCAATATCTTCAGGAGCCACTCCTTGTTGAACCATTTTTTTCATTTGGTTAATCTGTTCCAGTGAAAGACGTTTTTTAGCCATAATCTACATTTATCGGTTTACAAAACTACATCTTTTCACAGGATTGATGGATTTACTTATCTTTAATGTGGTTATTTTGTTAGAGGTCTGACGTAACTATTTGATAATCATATATTTTATCTGCCTTACAAGCAGAGGGTCGGCGGTTCGATCCCGTCAACTCCCACTGAAAATCAGATAGTTACAAGCAAATTAGAGGTAAATACCCTCTAACACCTCTAACAAATTTGTTAGACCCTAGCTTGTAACTATTTTTTTATGCATATAGTACCACATGTTGTCCCTTCAGATTGGCGTACAAACCCTAAAAGTATTAAAAAACCTTGGTACATCTGGTACCGCATAGGCTCTAAGCTTATAAATATAAGAGGTATGAATCATCTTAAGGATCATGCTGAAAGAGTAGCTTGTACCCAAAACTTAATAGATAACATAGTACCTCCTACTTCTAGCTGGGTTAAAGAAACTTCTGATACAAATGCTATTACTCTTCCTAGAGCTTTACAATATGCTTATGAGAAAGTAAGAGTATCTGAAAAAACACTACAGTGTATAGCAAGCACTATAAAATATGTTACACAGGTCATTGATTTCTTAGGATATAAGTTTATGCCTGTTAAAGAAATCAGCCGTAAACATATAAGATCTATTCTGGATGAATGTGAAAAACATAGGAAATTTTCAGCCAGAAGCTGGAATGCTTACCGTACTTATCTATACATTTTATTTGAAGAACTTAAAGAACATGAAATAATAAACAGTAACCCTGTTAAAGATGTCAGTAAAAGAGAAGAAGAACAGTCTATCCGAGAGCTATTAACTGATAAACAAAGAAAGCTTTTGGTAGAGTATTTAACTGAAACAGATCCTATATTCTTAAGATTCATACAAATATTTTTTCATTCCGGTGCCAGACGTTCTGAGCTATTAAGCTTACGTATAGAACAAGTCTATCTAGAAAAATCATACTACCAAGTCTATGTTAAAAAGGGGCGTAAAAAACGCTGGGTAACTAAAGTCATTAAAGACATAGCTATGCCGTATTGGAGGGAACAGATTGGTAGTAATATATCTGGATATGTATTTTCTGTTGGTTTATTACCCGGGACTAAAAAAATAAGAGACGAGCAAGTTACACGTAGATGGAAACGCCACGTTAAAGATAAGTTAGGTATAACAGCAGATTTGTATAGTCTTAAACATTTAAATACTGATGAGATGTCAGAACAACTATCTCTTGCAGAGGCAGCTAAACATAATTCTCATAGTATTCAAATGGCTAGAAAACATTATGCTGTTAATGAAAGTATACGTGAGATGAATAGAGTAAAGAAACTTAAGAACCAGCTTTAAACTTTTTAAGCAGTCCTGTAAATCTACCTCCCCAATCACTAGCTTCTTTCATGTCTTTTTCTATAAGTTCAACGTGATCGACTATATCACCGTCTTCAGTAACTTGTTTACCGTTACGTTTGATATCGTAGACAAGCATCTCACTTTTATTCTCAAAGTCCATGTTGACCATAAGGATCTCGCCATCTATGGGTATTGTTTTCCAGTTATCTGGAACACCTTCTTCTTTACCTGCAGTTCTTACCCAAGCTTCAGAGGTCCACGCTACACCGTAAGGGTCAAAATCTATACGAATCTTCTCAGCAATCTTTGGAAGAATAGTATCAACAAACTTATCTTTTAACTCTTCTGATTTCATTAGTTCATCAGGTATAGGTATGTGTATGATAGCATCTTCTTCTTGTCTTTTACTTTTGCCATATACAGTAAGATGAGGAAATATTCCTCCCATATCTGTCATGTAATTCTTAACATGATCTACATGTCTAGTTTTAATTTCTTGGTACTTTTCTTCTGTAACCATAGTTTTTAGTTTTAATCCCACCAGTGATTTATTTTGTAATACAGTAACTTCCAGAAAATACGTTCACACTTTTGTTGATTATACTCTGATACTCTTAGTGCTAGTTTTTCTGTTTGTGATACTTTTAGTTTATACTTTTTACGAAGTTTCTTGGCTGTACGTTTATACTTAGCCAGGTATTCATCTAGATGATCTTCTAGAATTGTTTCTTCCATGGTGAGGTAATCACCGGTTGCATCTGCAGGTTTCCAGTCATATGATTTTTGGATATAGTCATACATCTCTATTTCATAATAACCATATCTCATACGCTCTAAAAGATTTAGAGCTAGAGTAATGTCTTTATTGACAGCTTCTACGCCAACAAATCTGTTTGCGTTTACTAATTCTTCTCTGGTAAACTCAAGCTTTTTCTGAAGAATATCAGTTATAAAAGAATGGTCCCAGTGTCTGTCACGATAGATGGTAGGTGTCCATCTAATAATGTTACTTAGTCCTTGTAAGAACTGTTTAAGCCATATGGGTACATAACGTAACCATTTGTTTCTACTCCAGGCTGAATCTTTAGGAACCGGGAGCTGTTTGTAATGTCTCATCCGGATTAGGTTTACTGTCTAGATAAACTGGTGTTTCACAGGTTTCACCTTGACAACATGGTTGGATATTATTTTTACAGACACTGCATTGTACATGTCCGTGAACATCTACTGGAACGTAGGGTTGATTACAGATTGGGCATAAACTCATAAGTCAAATAAATTTTAGAACAAGTAAAGTCACAAGAAGTAATACAGCTGACCAGAAGAATAACTTCTCACTAGATTTTACTTGATCAGAACGTCTTCCTTGGTTTTCCATAGGATAATAGATTAAAATAAAAACCCAGGGCGTAGAAACGCCCCGGTAACGATTGCTTGCTTGCCTTTTTAAGGGCAGTGGAGGTGAAGGGAGTCGAACCCTTGTCCAATAATGAAGTCTGTACATACAGCTTCTCACATGCTTAGTACTGTATTGCTACTGCACCGTAAGTTTTGATCTGATAGGCCCGGACATGTAGGCTATGGGGTTCTTCACCTTGAGCTTAATGGGTGTCATAGCGGTTTTATCTACTGTACACCTTTTCTTCACCATCTGATCAGTATCTGGTTTTACGACTTCCAGCAAAACTTTTGAATGTCAACACGCCATCAGTATCCGGTAGCATAACTACCATCATAGGACTTTGTACCATTCAGCTTGACATGTCGGGAGCAACTGGAAAGATTTACGTTTTGGGAACATAGTTCTTAATACGAAGGCTAACTCTGTTTATAGCTCCTTTCTCCTGGGCCTATCCAGGGTTCCAACCTTAAGGCATGTCGGTTTACTATTTTCTGTTGCCAGGGATAGATCCCCCGTAGGTTAGGCAGCAACGGCTACTTCACCGAAGATAGAAGCCAAGATGGCCTCACCTTCTGCTACACGCTCAGACTGAGTCATTGCGTTTATTAGTTGATTCCGAGATTAAAGTGGTTGGAGAACCATCCCACTGCATGTGTACATACCACTCACACTACTGTCAAAACCAGGCACCCCCAGTTTAGTATACTTGTGATGCATACCAGATCCCATCTGTTTAACGCCACAGATACGGTAACACGGCATCTAGTTAAAGTCTATCAGCTAGACTGTTTCTTAGATTTTTTATATGACTGTTTACCAGTTTCCTGATAAGCCTCATTTAATACTACAATTGCTTCTATAAGCAACCGGTTAATCTTTTTATGCTTTCTACTTATTGGATGTTGTACCATATGATCATTGATAGTTTCCATAGTAATATGAATTCTATCCATCATCTCATGATAGTGACCATCGTTTACTTTATCCTTCATACTTACAAGTTTATAGTCCATCTCAGGGACTGCTTTCAAGATTCCGTTGGACGTGCTACTTCATATTGTAAGATCAACTTCTGCAGAGGTAGCTTACAGATACTACTAGAGGAGGTCGCTTGGAGACTTACTTACAGGCTCCTGAGATCAGACTATATCCATTTTTCTAACCATACTGAACTATCGTAGCAAACCAATGCTGGACGAGGTCCTCTGACTTACTCGGTGTTACTATAATCAGTGCAGTTATTTTAAGAGGATGGTAATTTTAGTTTTACCTCTACCTCTGTTAATTCTTTTAATGATTCCACTTGTTTCTAAAGATTTCAGAGATCTGATAACTGTAGAAGAACTGGTATTTAGCTCGGAAGCTGTCTTGTACACACTTACAGTAGTCTGATTTGTTTGACTATCTGCAAAAATGCACAGGTATGCATACACCGCTTTATCCCGCATCGGCAGGTTAGGATCTCTCATAACAGAGCTACTGCATTGACCAAATCCGTCTCGTAATCTTGGGTTAAAGATAGGCATATTGTAGAGCTAAATTAGAGAACTTTTCTAACTTCTACAAAAAAAATGTACCGGAAGCCCCAAAATATTGAGGCCCCGGTACTTACCAACCCTAATCCTCATCGTTTAGTATGTTCTTCAGGAGGTCATCTATATCTAAATCTGTAGACTTACACCACCTGTTAAGCATGTTCATATAGGTATCAAAGTTGTAGTGACTATTACTTACAAACTCACACCTTTTAATCATGCTTTTACGGTCAATTTGATCTATAAGATCATCTTCATCTTCTTTGTCTTCCTTATTATGCAGTTTCTCTAAAAGATCAAAGAGCTTAATCTTTAAAAAGTCTTCTTTGTCTACTCTTTTTTCTTTCAGTGCCTGATACATACCAACACTTTGTGATGCTGTTCTTTGTGCAGAACTGAAAATAAGAAGAGTATATTCATACTCTAAGGGATCTTTAATTAGACGCAGGCAACGTTGAAGGTCACCAGTTACTGTACGCAACTCTTTTGGAGCGTCATCTTCATCTTCAAATAGTTCATTTCTTTGAAGGGCGTTAGCTATTGTAGAGAAGAATATTCTTTCTCTACATTTTGTACGAGAGTTTTCTGAAACTCCCAATGCTTCATGAAAGCTATCAAGCTCATGATTAAGTTCGTTGGTAGCTAGTACCATAAAATAAGTTTTTAGATTAGGTGAAAAAATAACCAGCTTCACGTACTGGTTGTGACCGGAGGGTTTTCCTACATCTGAATAGCTAAACTATTAGGTTCGGTATTGTATGTGCTACTGACAAAATACTGGCTAATATGGACACAGTCCAAGGCAGTATGAGTTTTTGGCTTACCCCCATTACGACAGCCATAGAGTATACACCACAGATCAGTTTGTGGTTTCATCCTCTTCATCTGTTGTAGCTCATAGTTGATCAGGCTTGATACTAAGGTTTGGCTAAGAGCGTAGCCATTCTAGTTTGCACTAGACTCACCGAGTTTAAGCTGTCTTATAAGTGACAGCTGTGTACGTTTAAGTTTAATAAGATCTTGTGGTATATCTGAGGCTTTTATTGATTTATCACCAAACTGATGTTTAATCATGTTACGCACAATACCATCTGTTAATTTAGCTATTCTTTCTCTAGTTTTTGCATTAATAGCCTCTTTAATTTCTGGTTTTTTGTTACGTAGTTTATGATAAGAAAGTCTAGTATTTCTGTTTTTACAATAATATTTTTTACTAGCCTCCTTACATTTATCAGAATTTTTTTCAGCCCAGCTTTTTTGTTGGATATATATCTTTTTATAGTTTAGTGTACGTCTTTTTCTTTCGTTATCTAAACGTTTATTAGAACAGTATATCTTTTTTATTTTACCATTTTCATGATATAGTACATCCCATCTGATACCACCACAGTGCGGACAGATCTTATCAGGAATATCTATTGTAGGCATACATTATCCCTCCAGAAATAATACTTCAGCTGGCTGACCAGTTAACTTTTTATAGATTAGCTGTGTCTTGGCTGCATTAATAGCAGTTGAGTAAGCACTAACAGCACCTTGTGCTGCTTTAAGATCAGCTGTTTGATCAAAGTTGTCTTTAAGCTTATCACCAATATTTTGACAAGCTTCTCTTACATCATTAATAGTATAAGTTTTTGTCTTAGGCATAGATTAATTATTTAAGATGTGAAGATTGTTATTATGATCAACAACAAGACGAGCCATAGTTTCCTTATGGATCTGAACAGTAAAGTCTTTAAAATATACTGTACGATATTCAATTACTGGTGTATTCTTATCCTTTACAGTATTTGGAATAAGATCAGTAATATTTACATCTACAACCTTTTTGCTTTTGTAGTACTGCTTGATAGATTTTGATAATGCAGTTTCAGGTAACAGACCTTCTTTTCTAAGTGTAGAAACGGTCATGTATACATCATGTGGATTCTTAAACTTATACTTCTGAGCTAATTTTTTAGCTGTAAACTTTTTAGACTTGTAGTCTGAGATAAAGTTTTCTTTTACGGATTGAAGTGGGAATTTCATTTGGATTTAGATTTGGATTTTTTAATTATTAAAAACATAGAGAGACATAGGAGCTAAGCTTCCTTGATTTTGATACTTAAGTATCTTACTCAAGGAAAAGTTTGGGTGTATAATACGACCCATTTTAACTAACATCTTTGGAAATACATCATATCTAAAGTGATTAATGTCTGTACAGTTGTACATTTCGGTAAATATTTTACCTCTTTGTTCACGATGTGATGATAGAGTAAATGCAAAGACGCAGTTTTTCTTGAGTGATGTTTGGACAGCTGAGATAAGATTATACAGGTTGCTTGTACTTAGGTTGCCGCATAGGTCTAACCATATAACATCGTACGTGTTTGGGTTTGCCTGTAACTTATCGAAGATATCACCACACTCATAGTTTACCTTACAAGGTAATTTATCTTTTACCTGACGGTATAACACACGGTCTATCTCCATACAATCAATTGTTGCATTAGGATAGCGTTTGAGTACCATCTGTTCAAAGATGAAGTTATCTGCCGGCAGTGTTAACAACCGGGGTTTTCTTTTCTTTAACCTAGGAATCTGATCCAGGATATACTGCCTAGTTTTGTGTTTTTCTTGGGAGTCATGTACTGTAAATCTTCCCATAAGATTTAGAATTTGGGTTAGAGATAAAAAGACGGTTTAAAGCTTACCGTAAACTGCCAGTTGTGTAAAGTTCAACTGGTCAAAGCCCTATATTAGAAGTGAACCGCATGTTTACCATGCAGCATAGAAACCCTGAATTCATTTACCCAGTCTTGATAAGCTGGTTGGTTTTCAGGATAGGTGGATTTAAAGCTAACAAGTAGCTTCTGGTTTTCACAGGAGGTTGGCTTTATAAAACCGAACCAAAGAAGGATCTGTTTCATATATTAGATTTAACAGGATTCAATAAGAGGTACTAGTTCCATAGCTTCACTATAAGAACGAGCCCATACTCTGTAACCATTAATCTCCCACATTTTCTTACCAGTATTTATATCAATTTCATTAGGTGGTGGTTCTAATTCACCACTGCCCCAATCATTTTCTGGACGTAGAATGCAGAGAGGAAACCATACATGTTGTGATTGAACACCTCTAGCTGTTGGATACACAATAGAATTATGAGTAAGAAAGTCCAACATACCTTCATTCTCTGAGTAGTCCTTTACAAGGACTTCATTATCTCCTAGTAATACATCCGGGAGATTAACGGTAGCTACCGCAAAAGGTAGGCCGTCTTCGGCATCCAGTAACTCTAATGCTGGACGTCCGTTTGAATAGTTTCTCTTGCGGATGTTAACTTTAACTGGTTCAGATCCATCAAGAGAAATGAAGAAGCTCTTCATGTTCTTGGAATTTTGTTTTTAAAAGTTGTTTGTTTGTATTGTAAAGCCAGCGTTTTACATATTCGTGTAATTCTGCCGGTGCTTGTGTATTATGTGGTCCGTATAGTTGGTTAAACTTTAGTTCTTTTTGATCATAGTTTAAACCTAATGTGTATGTACCTCCACTGTATGTTATATTATAAACAACATACATTTCATGTCTTACACTAGACCAATAGTTAGTAAATACACAGTGAGACATTTTTTTACCTTCAGTATACATTTCTCTCTCACTGTCTATAAGTGTAAACCCTTCAGGTGTATATGGACGAAGTTTATCTAACCATTGAAGTTTGTCAGTTGACAAACTATCTGCTTCAATATCCATAATCTCACGGGTCCACATCTTATGTTCTTCAGTCATACGTTTTTGAGACCATTTAAAATCTATTTTACGCTCAAGAGTAATAGCCTGCTGACACAAATCACTATAAGTATGATCTAAACTATTATCTTGTAAATACTCAAAGAAATGATCTAGATTCTTTGCAGTTTTAATACCAAGTAATAGTGTTGATTTATTAAAAAATGTATTTGCTGTAATACATTTATTTAATAAAGCAGGTGAACCTTGAACTCTGTACATCTTAAGTATTGCTTTACATAAATCATGTGGGTTGGTTATCTTACCAACAATGATTTTACCAAGCAAAGAAGGAGTTATGTATTGTAGATAACAACTCTGAACCCACTCTCTTTTAAGATGTTTAAGAACCTCATCTATATATGGAATCGTTTGTAATTTAGCATTAAACCAAACTCTCATACGACCATTGGGTTCTACTGTAAAACCTGATTTAGCATTAGACTTTAAAAAATACTTTACACCTTTACTAATTTTGTAGGTATTATGGGAATAATGAATAGTCCCATCATCTTTTATTAAGATGTTTGCTTTTGAAGCGTGATTACCAGAAAAACTACGGCTGTAAACTATGTTTTTCTTAATACCATCAGGCATTGCTAAGAAGTCTTTTACTTCTTGACGTACGTCAGCAAGTTGAATCGTTTGCATGTTAATCAGTTTAATGAGGTTTGTAATTCCATTTACCTGTTTTTAACCCTGCTGCTATTTCATCAGGCAGCATATTATATTTAGTAATGGTATCTCCAATCATAACTGTAAATAGTTGTTGTCCTTTATAATCATATTCTGTTGGCATTATTAGCACAGATTCAGTTATAACAATTGGATTTCTAGATACTTTTGTAGTACAACTAGACAATAACAAAAGCAGAATAAATAACTTATTCATTTGTAATGTTTTTAATGGTGAAAGGAAATAACAGGATGAGGATATGACCTGTGATGTTATCATTTTAGGTGGTTTCCCACTTGCTCCACAGATTGTATTACTACAACCTAGATAACATAGCCACGGTTATTAACCGCTAATACTGTATTACAGAATATAGATTACTTACTTTCTACAACTCCTTGCGGGTTCAAAGCCTGCCGGCTCTTAGTTAGTAGATCATGTTCGTCTCACCATCAGTCTTGCGAACTTCTGGGCCAACATATTACAGTTGGATAAGGCTATTGTGCCTGTAACACCGTGAACACTTTTTGCTTTATTATTTAATTGGTATGGCATTCAAACCATAAAAGCTCCAATAGTCTGTAGACAGGACGTAGTCCACGTTTGTAACTTGCCAGCTTTTGACTGGTTTAGCTACGACGCCCCGTTACTTTCCCCCGCCAAGGGTACTCATTGTAAGTTGTTCGTTATCCTATCATTTCTGAGTCCGCCACCACGCGTAGACTGAGGTATTGGTATACCTTTTAGGACGAAAACTAGTACTTACTTACGCAATAAGCTTGGCTGGCTTTTTACATAAGTTCATATAGTATCTGTCGGGATCACTCCCCAAGCTGACGTGACTAACGCCAGCCTACAATGCTTTCAGGTCTGCCCGACCTTACTCCACACCATAGTTAACTATACGGTTTTCTGATGACCAGGAGCTATACTCCTGTACAGGTAGGCTTGGAATGCCGTCCCCATTTTCCTGGCTTATGAATTCACCAGTTATTCTAACGAGCCGAAACCGCCCGTGCCAATTAGTTCAGAGCCACAAGGACTCTTTAACGCATACACCGTGGATAGTTTTAAATCCTGTAGGTTTGACAAGTATGCTTTTCACCACGTGTTGTACTTACAACGGTGGTGGATAGACTATCAGGTCTATCGGCTTACACCAAGAATATCTCACGCTTGGTTGTGGCTGGCAACTTACCAGATAGTGCTACGTATACAATAGCTGATTCGTCAATCAGCTCTCTGGTAGCACCCAGAGCAAGACAATAAGTGAACCAGGTCCCCGGTTAGGAGGATACCCAGTTCACCATAATAAGATTAGAAACTAGAAGGTCGTTTAATACCGAAAGCGTAATTGTAGTTCTGCTTTATAATACGCTTATAACTAGACCAGAACTTTCTTATTTCAGTAGCATCAAATAACCATATAGCTCGGAAAATATCTATTAGAGCCATAGGAATAAACAGGATAGTTAATAGTACTATCTTCAAGAGGTACTTCATATATTGAGGATTTGGTGACAATTTTAGAAGTGTCACCCATGACACCTATAACATAGGAAAACTATAATATAGTAATGGTATGTTATAAGAAGTATCACGGGTGACATGTCTTAGTCGAGTTTGTCTTCCACATCTACACAAACTATGATAGATGGAATCCATCCAAAAATCAGCATAAACATTGCTATGCCTCCTGATCCGGATACTTCTCGGAAGGATGCGTTGTCTGATAGAAGATAGACAAACAAAGACAGGATAAGCCAAGTAGCTGCTAACGTACCTAAGAAGGTAAGCATCATAAGTGTACCTTTCATATATTGAGTTGTTTGGTGACACTTTAATAATTACATCCCTCTGCGTTCAGATGTATCCCTAGGCTATACAATAACTTACTATGCATGCTTTCAGTTATAGTTTTAAAACGCTTTCATTAGGATACATCTGCCTGTCCTTGGGAAACAGGTTGTGACGCATTAAAAAGGAGTGGTTTCACTTCGCATTATATCCACTCCATACCTCGCTTCTAAGGTAGTATAGTTAACAAGTAGGAGTCTGTCATCCTACCACCTGTGTTTTAGTACAACCTTTCTTGGGGTACAGTTTTGGTTAACTAGTATATTCCCTCTGCACTCAGATGTAATAGAAAACATGGGTAATGCAGAAAACTTCAGGCATTACTTAGTATTTTACATCTATTACATCCGCCAGCCCTTGGGAAGCTGAATCTTGGTGCATTAAAAATAGTGTTTATCCTCTGACGTATACATCACACCAAAACACTAAAGAAATGTGTGATTACGGAACTTGTATGTGTTAAAAGAAAAGAGCCCATTACAAGCTATTAAACTTAGCACTAACTGACCCTGTATACTTGTTGACTATATAAGATATAGGCTTAACAGGGTGCTTATGCATGTGAGCTATAGAACAAAAGGTTCGGTGATAATGCTTTGTATGTATGTTATCTTTCATAACAAATGAATTGATTGATTATTAACGGAAGTTATCGTATGGACTCCACCAGGTTATCTGATCAGAGCCTGGTATATGTTTCTCAAAGGATACATTAGTACCACGGTATATACCCTTACCAGTAAGCTTATACCATATCTTGGCCATCCAAAGTGTGGGAAAAGCCCAGACCCGGTAACCTCTGAAGTGATACTTCAGTTTAATCCAGAGCATACAAGGTGCATCTTCTGTGTGTATACTCTCGTAAGAACCAGAGTAGTTGGATACTATGATACGCATATACAGTATTTTGGTTAACTAATATGTTATAGCTATCTTATCCGCGACCGAGGTTAGTTGCGGAAGCTGATTATACGGAAGTAAATAAGAACGGGTAGTGGTTGCCACTCACTCAGAGTAACACACACAAACCCGTTCTAATTCATTGGTGATCAGCGTTTTGGACACCTGGTTGACGCTGAAACCAGGACGGTGAACTACGCACTACGTAGTTCTTCTGCTAATGCTATCATAGCAGTGATACCTGCTACTGCAATAACAGTTCCGCTAGTGGTGATAACTAGCATAGTTCAGAAGATCTGATTTGGATTTGGTCCTAGAGGTTGAGACTCTGGATTAGGAATAGAAATAACCACTTCTGTTGCCAGGCTTATGTGGTGAAGCCCCGTCTGTTAAGACAGTATAGCCAAAGCTGTCTGTACTTGTTACAGTACCAAAACCGTTTACACGGTTCTGGTGATCTGTACAAGACTATTGACAAACCAAAAGGTACCGGCAAGGCTCTCGCCCTTGGTAGTCTTCAGGTCAGCACTAGCCTTTGCTACGTAGACTGGTTTGGTCCAATCTAGTTTGGCAGCAGCAAATACGGGACCGATCGGAGTATCAGCATACTCACGACCTTTGCCTTTCAAAATGTCAATCTTTGGCAGATTGCAGGCAGCTTTGAACATGTCCAATGTCATCATAGCTTTAAAAGTTTAAGGGGGCACCATCGCCCTAAAAGTAAGCCGGGGAGCTGATGGCTAGTAGGCACTCACCCCCTCCTACATACTAGTTCTACAGTACCGGGGGGTTCTATGGTCTACAATAAAGCCGGGGGATAGTTACTATATGGTTACTTAGTTACCGATTGTAATATAAAGGAGCATCTGTCTTAGATTAAACGTACCTTACCATGTAGTAACCAAGTAACCTCTTAAAAAAATGAAGCACCTACTTAAAAACGGCTTGTGTTTAAAGTTTGTTATTTGTGAATATGTATACAGCCTACATAATGAATCTGAGTTCCCAGCTATGGGGAAAGAAGTGGCGGGCTGCTATTATGTGGCAATTAAAAGACGGACCCCTAAGATTTTCTGAAATAAAGAAGACATTACCGAGCTGTTCTGTAAAGATGCTATCCGAGGCTCTACAAGAACTGGAATCTAATAATGTTATAAAAAGAGTTGTACACTCAACCACTCCTGTAAAAGTTACTTACGAACTTCATTCTGATCTATATCCTCTTATAGAAGCTCAAAAGAATTACTACGATCTTTTGGCTCATTACTTCTTAAACAATAAAGAACACTACAACATCCCCCCTGAAATTGTAGAGTTACTTAAAGATAAACTAATTACTTCCTAGTTATCTGATTTCGTAATCCATAAAAAAAGTTGGTGAAGGACGTACTTTATTTGTCCTCTTCTTGTTAGATATCCACCTTTGTTGATAACTTATTATTTTAACATGTAGAACTTCAAGTTAAATTTGGAGAGTTTAAACTTATTAAGTATATTATAAGTGTAGACCTCAACAAACCGACCTTATGATACACACCTGTAACATCCATTGCCATACGATGGATTTAGATAGAGCCGATCTAATGGGCCTAACTGACAAAGGTAAATGGTTACCTTTTTGTTTCCACCTAGATATTGTTATTGCCTGTAAGCAAACCACTGATGACGAAGAGGAGTCAGTGTATAACTGTACCACTGTCTTTACTGATCAGGGAGACTCTTATATTATAGATACCCCATACACAGAGTTTCAGACTATTTTTCAACTATATCATACTCAGGAAGGCTCTAAGCCAGCCGAGGATCTTAATTTTTAAAACCAACCTATATGAGCACTGAACAACTAGAACAGGAAGAGCAAAAGACTCCTCCAACCAAAGAAGAGGTAATAGCATTCTTCCAAGAACAAATTGAGGTAAAGAAAGTACAGCTTGAGCTTCAAGAACTAAATACTGCAATGGCAGTAGGTAGAGCTGAAGAGCTCAAAGCACTGGCTTTTATAGCTCAGCTTACTAATCCTGCGAGCCAGAACGAAGAAGATGATGAACCAAAAGCACCCCGGTCCCTGAAAAAAGATAAGTAATGAACACGCTCTATAAGCTTAGAGACTACAGAGAGACATACATCTTTGAGCGTGAGCATCCCAAAGAACTACGTTGGGACGAGAAGTATAAAGTATACATGCTCAACGAAAACAAAGAGTGCCAGGGTATTTGGTTTAAGGACAAAAAAGGTCTGGCAGCAGAAGCTATCATGACCTGGCAAAGTGATAACGTAGTACACATAGATAGTTTTACGGTCCTGCCATTTCACCGCGGTCAAGGTCTGGGTTATCAGCTGATCACGACCGTTCTGGACTGGGCAAAAGACATGAGATATGAGTACCTAATAGGAGAAGCAAGGAAAGGAGCCAGCTGGCACATCTTTGAAAATCTTGGAGCAGAACCGGTAGTGCTTCATAAAAACTGGGGTAAGACCGGAGAAGATTATATGAGTTTTAAAATGGAAGTATAATGGCAATAGTTAATCAGGTGGAAAAAAGAGTGAGGATGAATACTTGGCAAGCTGTCAAGTATCAAATTCTTACGCACTGCTACCTGTATGACATACCGGTAAGTGAAGCAGATCTAAACTGTCTGACTCTACTTGCTATAGAAGGAGACCAGGAATTAACAAGTTTCTGTAACAAAGCATATGAGAAAAAGATTTTTTCTTCTACTCAGTCTGTACGTAACTGCCTGACCAAAGCCGAGAAAAAGAATTTGATAAAGAAGGAAGGCAAAAACAAGAAGAAGATCTATATCCATCCGGACATGAAGGTAAGCTCTGCAGGAAACATATTACTGGACTTTAAATTCTTATGCGTTGCGTCCTCGTAAAGCAAAAGAGTTTATACCCGAAGTAGCAAAAGATACTGCTCTTAGTGAAGAAGCAGTTTCAGCTATTGTTTCTTATTACTGGCAAGAAGTAAGAAAAAGCTTGAGTAGTTTGAAACACCCCAGAATACATGTCTCAAATCTTGGAGATTTTGTGACAAAACACTGGAAGCTAGATGACAAGATTGATATGCTTGAGAAGTTTGAAGAGAATAACAAACAAAAAGGATTGCAGAAAATAACAGCAAGGTATAAAACTGCAGAAACTTTGTTTGATCTAAAAAATTTAAAAAAGCTTATGGCAGAGGAAAGCCAGAGAGCTGAGTTTATAAAGATGCATAAAAATGAGTCTAAAAGAGAACATAATACGGATCTGGAAAGCAAAGAATCAGATACTTGAAGGTGTTACGAACTCCATCTTTAAAAGAGAAGATGTTGAAGAAATAGCTAAAGAAAGAATGAGTATCTGCAGAAAGTGTGATCTCTACACAGAGGCAGACTCTGGGTGTGTAGTTGCAGGTACAACTCCGTGTTGTAATCAGACAAAAGGTGGATGTGGTTGTTCTCTTGGATTTAAAACCAGATCATTAAGCTCTGACTGTCCACTTGGAAAATGGAAAGCAGAGATGAGTCAGCAAGAAGAAGATTATCTAAATCAGAAGCTTGGCCTTTGAGACCGGAAGAAACGATAGCACTAGATGTAGTTCACTCAATCTACAAGACAAAGACCATCTATCAAAAGATAGAAGGTGGTGAGCTATATCCAGAAAAAAAAGAGGTCCTGGTCAAACAGATCAAGGTAAAAAAGTGGTTTAAAAAAGATTGCATCAGCTCAATAGAAGAATACGTAAACAGTAAAAATAAAATAAGTAAGCACCGCTCTGTGGTGTTTGATAAATTCTCAGGAAGGTTTTATGCAACCTTTCATAGTCCGCAAGATGTTTTACGTCAAATATCCTCCACCCCTATGAATAACCCAATTGGATTCAACCATGATAATAACGTTCACTCCTCAACATCACAAATACAGCAGCATAGAGCCAGACGGAATTGACTGGCTAAGTGTAACCTCGTTTATATCAAACTTTAAACAACCATTTGACGCTGACACTATAGCTGCTAAAACAAGTAAAAGTAAAAAATCTAAATGGTACGGCATGACTCCAGAAGCTATTAAAGAAGCTTGGAAGTCAGAAGCAAATAGAGCAACAACTCTTGGTACCTGGTATCATAACTGCAGAGAAAGAGATATATGTGAACTGTCAACCATGGAAAGACATGGTTTTGTAGTTCCTGTTGTAAAGCCAATAGAAAAAGACGGTATTAAATTATCTCCAAATCAAAAGCTTGCAAATGGTGTATACCCTGAACACATGGTATACTTAAAATCAGCAGGGCTATGTGGTCAGTCAGACTTGGTAGAAGTAGTAGACGGAGCTGTACACATTACAGACTATAAGACAAACAAAGAAATTAAAGTAGAAGGATTTACAAACTGGGAAGGCGTTACTCAAAAAATGCTGGCTCCTGTTTCTCATCTTGATGATTGTAACTTTAATCATTACGCTTTACAGTTATCTCTTTATATGTTTATTATTCTTAAGCATAACCCCAGGCTTAAGTTTGGTAGTCTTACTATTCATCACATTCTTTTTGAAGAAGTAGATAAAGATAAGTTTGGTAATCCAATTACTGCACTAGATACAAATGGTGATCCAATAGTAAAAGATATTGTACAATATGATCTTCCTTTTTTTAAGCAGGAAGTAATTAGTCTTTTACACTGGTTAGAAGATAACCGTAATAAATTAAAAGCTAAATAATGATTGTACAGACTATACATGAAATACTTAATCCTTTTGATGTAGAAGTCAGAGAGCTTGGTTATGGTGTTGCCCTGTTTATGATTGCCGGCTCTATTCATTCTAATCCACAGTTTATTGTTAGGTTTTATCATAGTGGTGAATTAAGAACAGTAGACCAAAATGATATACGTGTATATGGAAATCCAACAGCAGGAGAAACAATAAAACCTAAACCTTTTGAAGATGATAAGACTATTTGATATACAAAACGGAAAGGTAACAGCATCAGAACACTGCTATACCTTAAAGTTTTTAAAAGATATAATGGATGCATATCCAACCGAACATTTACAGATATATGCATATCTGTTTTATATGACTTGTCCTAACCCTGACCTTAATCCCTTTTTTGATGTACCGGAAACCGAGAAAGAAGAAATTATTCTTAGAGAGATTGACGCTGATTTCTCCCTTGATGATGATCTTATTACCAACGGTATTAAGATGTGTGAAAAGCTCTACCAGACACCAACGTATAGAGCATACATGGGTATTAAAGCAATGCTTGATAGGCTTGCGAAGTATATGGAAACCACAGAGATTGAACACGGCAGAGATGGCAACATTACGGCTCTTGTTAATGCAGCCGCAAAATTTGAGTCCATCAGGCAGAGTTTTAAAGGTACGCTACGAGATCTGGAAGAAGAGCAGCAAAGCCAAGTAAGGGGAGGACAGAACTTAGCTTATGATCAATAATGTAAGGTGACGAAACTGGCAGACGTGCCCTCTTGTCTCGAGGGTGTGGACGCTCTGATAAAGACAGGATAATGGGTTGACCACAATACTAGTAGCTGTCCTGATCCTAAAGACCACATGGTTGTTCGACTCAACCCCTTACAGCCAACCCTTAAACCAAAACTTATGAGAGAACAAGTTGATTATTTAAATGAAGAAGTTACTTCAGAAAAGTATATAGAAACACCTAACGCATTTATGCATGACTGGGTGTTTCATTATAGTCCTTTTGAAGATAGGTGGGCAGCTATTCCAAGAGATAACTATGTAGATTACTGGAATGACCGAGCTCATAAAAATATTATGAGAAGTAAACATCTTAATACACTAGTGGATCTTTTATACAAGTGTAAAGGAAACGTTGACTGCATAGAAGATTTAACTAGTGGTGAAGTCCGTTAATCCATATATAGAAGTTCCTACTTATGATAAAGGTCAATGGGACCTTACTACTTTTTATACAAGAGAAGAGTTTAGAGACTTCGTATTGTCTTGTTTTAAAGAGCCAGGTAAATATCAGTTTGATGAAACCAGTCAGATTTTTAATGCTGAAGCAAGAAAGTATCAGAAAAATGGATATTACTGCCCAGCTCCTGTAAAGACTAAAGATTTTATAAACTACTGGGATGATCAGAAATTGAAGTGTAGATCCGGCATTATTGTCAAAAACAACGGTAATGTATGGTATATCAGTCGGGACTACTATATGTGGCTAAACTTTCTTCCTATTTATGACAAAGAAGAAAAACGTTTTGACTTTGCTAAGGTAAGGGATGCTCAGTATCATATGGCTTTATATGAGCTGCTTGCTGAATTACACTACAGGCACTCAGCTATTTTAAAGAAGCGTCAGATAGCCTCTTCATATTTTCATGCTGCAAAGCTCATCAATATGTATTGGTTTGAGAATGGTGCTGTACTAAAGATAGGTGCTAGTCTTAAAGACTATATTTCAGAAAAAGGTACCTGGCGTATGCTTACTGAGTATAGAACTTTTTTGAATGAACACACTGCTTGGTATAGACCAAGTGATCCAGATAAAGTATTTTCTTGGCAACAACGTATTAAGGTAAGGATTGGAGGAAGAGATACACATAAGGGTAATAAATCTATTATTACTGGAACCTCTTTTGAAAAAGATCCAACAAATGGTGTGGGTGGTCCGTGTACTTACTTCTTTCATGAGGAGGCCGGCATTGCTCCAAAGATGGATCTTACCTATGAGTATATGAGACCAGCTATGCAGAGTGGTATGATTACCACTGGTATGTTTATTGCTGCCGGCTCAGTGGGTGATCTTGATGCATGTGAACCATTAAAACTAATGGTACTTCAACCAGAAGCAAATGATATCTATGCAGTAGATTCTAATCTTATAGACAAGGAAGGTACACTTGGAAAGACAGGACTGTTTATTCCAGAGCAGTGGTCAATGCCACCGTTTATAGACGAGTATGGTAACTCAAAAGTTGAAGAAGCTCTAGAAGCAATCATAGAAGAAAGAATAAAATGGAAACGTGATCTTACTCCTGAGCAGTATCAGTTACGTATTTCTCAGAAACCAACAAACATAGAAGAAGCTTTTGCAACAAGAAAAGAATCTAAGTTTCCACCACATCTTGTATCTAAACAGATACAGCGTATACAGGATAAAGAATATTCAGTAGAATATTTAGATCTATCAAGAAATGCAGAAGGAAAGATTATAGACAAACCATCAAGGAAAATTCCTATTATGGAGTTTCCTATCTCAAAAAAAACAGAAGACAAAGAAGGTGTTATATGTGTATATGAGAGACCTGTTAAAGATCCGCAGTTTGGAATGTACTATGCTTCTGTAGACCCAGTTGGTGAGGGTAAAACTACTACCTCAGAATCTCTTTGTGCTATCTACGTGTACAAAAACCCAGTGGAAGTAATAAAAGATGAGGGCAACGGAAAGGTTTCTAATATTATTGAGCGGGATAAGATAGTAGCTAGTTGGTGTGGAAGGTTTGATGATCTTAACAAAACTCATGAAAGACTTGAGTTGCTTATAGAGTGGTATAACGCCTGGACTATAGTGGAGAATAACGTAGCTCTGTTCATCCAGTACATGATATCAAAAAAGAAACAGCGTTACCTGGTACCTAAAGACATGATTCTTTTCTTAAAAGATCTTGGTGCTAACCGTAATGTATTCCAGGAATATGGCTGGAAGAACGTAGGAACCATTTTTAAAGGAAACCTCCTATCCTATGGGGTTGAATATTTAAAAGAAGAGCTAGATTATGAGACAAAGCCGGACGGGGAGATAGTAAAAACCTTTTATGGGGTAGAAAGAATACCGGACATAATGCTTTTAAAAGAGATGCAAGCTTACCAGGATGGTGTAAACGTTGACCGGTTGGTAGCTTTTTGTGCTCTTATAGCTTTTGCAAAGGTTCAACAAGCCAACAGAGGACTGGCTAAACGTGTAGAGGTTAGCGAACAAAAGTTGGATAACTCCCAGAAATTTAGTAAATTAAATTGGGGACCTTTTAGACATATTGGGTCTTCTAGAAGAGATTCTGGCAAGTCAGGACCTCCTAGATCTCCTTTTAAAAATATAAGATGATCACTTATAGTGTTTTACCAGAACAAATTATGTTTTACTCAACCAATTCATTTGGTTGGGATATTACTTATAAGTATATAACTAATTAATTATCATGCAAATATATAATGCTCTAGATCTGAAGGCTGGCAAAAAGGCCGACTATAACAAGATGGGTACTCTTACCCAGCCTATTCAGTTTCTTCCAGAGAAAGAAAAGGATGAGGAGTGGAGAGCGTGGAACCTGGATTGGCTAGAGTTTCAGGGCATGAAGCAGCTTAGACGTAATGCAAGACGTCTGATGAAGAATTATAAGCTGGCTAAAGGTATTATTGATAAGACGGATTATATTGTAGAGGAAGACAACGAAATGGCGGATTTGATAGACACTCTTACAAAAGAAGATGTATCAGCTTTAGAACTCAAGTTCTATCCAATTATTCCTAATGTAGTCAATGTTTTATGTAATGAGTTTTCAAAAAGAAGCTCTAGAATTATGTTTAGAGCTGTTGATGACATGTCATATAATGAAATGTTAGAAGCTAAACGTCAAATGATTGAGGATGTTTTAGTTCAACAAGCTCAGATGAAAATGATGACTCAAATGCTTTCACAAGGAGCTGATTTTCAATCTGAAGAAGCTCAGCAAATGATGAGTCCAGAAAACCTCAAGTCTCTTCCTGAAATAGAAAGTTTCTTTAAAAAGGATTACCGTTCTATGATTGAAGAGTGGGCATCACATCAGATGTCTGTGGATGAAGAAAGATTTAAAATGCAAGAACTTGAAGAAAGAGGTTTTCGTGATATGCTTATTACGGACCGTGAGTTTTGGCATTTTAATATGAGAGAGAATGATTATGAGATAGAACTATGGAATCCACTTCTTACTTTTTATCATAAGTCACCAGATGTACGCTATATCTCTCAAGGTAACTGGGTGGGTAAAATGGATATGATGTCTGTATCAGATGTTATTGACAAGTATGGTTGGATGATGAATCAAGAGCAGCTTGAATCTTTAGAAGCTATTTATCCTGTACGTTCAGCTGGCTATGCTATTCAAGGTTATCAAAACGACGGAACTTACTATGACCCGACTCGTTCTCATGAGTGGAATACACAAATGCCATCATTAGCCTATCGTCAGTTTACTTCTGTATATGATACTCAATTTGGTACTGGTGATATAGTAGAGTGGATTATGGCTGACTCAGAAGATACTGTTGATTTTGGTAAAAGTCATATGCTAAGAGTTTCTACTATTTACTGGAAAAGTCAACGTAAAGTTGGGCATTTGACTAAAATTACAACAGAAGGTGAAATCATTCAAGATATTATATCTGAAGATTATAAAATCACAGATAAACCGCAGTATAATACTATTTTATATAAACAAAAGTCTAAGGATAACTTAGTCTTTGGAGAGCATATTGATTGGATCTGGATCAATGAAACCTGGGGTGGTATTAAGATCGGACCTAACCGTCCTGCCTTCTGGGGTATGAATAATCCAGGTGGTATAAATCCTATTTATTTAGGTCTTAATGGTGGTAAACCAGGTAAAGTTCCGTTCCAGTTTAAAGGTGACCAAACTCTCTATGGCTGTAAGCTACCGGTGGAAGGTGCTGTATTTGGTGATAGAAACACTCGCAGTATTTCACTGGTAGATCTTATGAAGCCATACCAGATAGGCTATAACATTGTAAATAACCAGATTGCAGACATCCTAGTCGATGAGCTTGGTACGGTTATTATGTTAGACCAGAACGCTTTACCACGTCACTCTTTGGGAGAAGACTGGGGTAAAAATAATCTGGCTAAAGCCTATGTGGCAATGAAGAACTTCCAGATGTTACCTCTGGATACATCTATTACCAATACAGAAAATGCTCTTAATTTTCAACACTACCAAGTTTTGAACTTGGAGCAGACCAACCGTTTGCTATCTAGAATTAATCTTGCTAGTTATTTTAAGAACCAGGCTTTTGAAGTTATTGGTTTGAACCCACAACGCATGGGTAGTCAAATAGCTCAACAACAAACTGCTACCGGTATAGAGCAAGCTATGAATGCTAGCTATGCACAAACAGAACAGTATTTTATACAGCACAGTGATAACTTAATGCCAAGAGTTCACCAAATGAGAACTGATCTAGCTCAGTATTACCACTCTAAAAAACCAAGTGTAAGACTTCAGTATATTACAGGAGCTGATGAAAAAGTCAATTTTGAAATTGATGGAACAAATTTGTTATTAAGAGACTTAAATATATTCTGCACTACAAAAACAAATTCTCGTGCAGTAATGGAGCAGCTTAAACAACTTGCTCTTAGCAACAACACAACTGGAGCTTCTATTTATGACTTGGGTAATGTGATTAAGTCTGAGTCTATTGCTGAACTAACTGGTGTTCTTAAAGCTGCAGAAGAAAAGACAATGGCTCAAAAACAGCAAGAACAGCAGATGCAACAACAAATGCAGCAGGAAATGTTAACTAGTCAAGAACGTCAAAAACAAATGGATCTTCAGTTCCGTGCAGAACAAGCTGAATTAGACCGTCAAAAAGATATTACAGTTGCTGAAATACGCTCTGCCGGATATGGTGCTGTGGTTGATATAAATAAGAATGAGCAGTCTGACTATCAAGATGCAATGGAAAAGATTCAGAAGCAACAGAATTATCAAGACACAATGAATTTTAAAAGAGAACAAGAGGTAAATAAAAATGCTCAAGGAAGAGAAAAGCTTAATATTGAAAGAGAAAAGCTTCAAGCTCAACGTGAAATAGCAGATAAACAACTTCAGATTGCCCGGGAAAACAAGAATAAGTATGACAATCCGGACAAAAAATCAAAATAAACTTTAGGATCAGCGGAAATTATAGCTCTATTATCCGCACTTCAGGTCCTTTTTGTAGAGCAACTTTAAATTTTTAGGGTTTAAAGTTGTATATTTTTATTGTAGAAGTACACCATAAAAAACCAAGTAACTTATGGAAAACCAAACCACTGTACAGACTAATGTACAACAAGTAGATGTAGACATTGATAGCTGGCTCGGAGCCCCTGGTGCAGAAAGCATCGTAACTCCTACAGCAGCCGAAGCTAAAAAACCTGAGGCAAAGCCCAGTATCTTTTCTAATAAGGATGTAGATCTAAGTTTTATAGATCAACCTGAAGAAAAAGAGCAGGAGCCTGAAGACAAGGGAGAAGATAACAAAGACACAGAACCCCCTGTTTCTCGTGAAACATCTACAAACGTATTTGATGAACTAGACCAAGAGGAACAAGAAGAGGCTAAACCTAAAGGAGGTCGTCCTCGAACAGAAAAGTCCGGACTGGTTGAGTTTCTTAAAAAACGCATTGAGTCAAAGGAAATGTTTGCCTTTGATGACTATGATGAAAGTAAACAAACTCTTGATGAGTACCTCGGTGGTCTCGGAGAGAAAGACATAGAGGAGCTTTGGCAGGCTAACGTTGATAATCTTAAGCAAGAAGTAGCAGCCAAGACTCCCAAAGAGTTCTTTGAGTCTTTACCTGAAGAGTTGCAGTATGCAGCTAAGTATGTAATGGACGGTGGGCAGGATCTTAAAGGTCTTTTCCAAGCTTTGGCTCAGGTTGAACAGGTTCGTTCTTTGAACCCGTCTGACGAAAGTGACCAGGAAGGTATTGTAAGATCTTATCTCCAAGCTACCGGATTTGGTAGTGAAGAAGAAATTGAAGAAGAGCTTACTACTTGGAAAGATCTTGGAGTACTGGAAAAGAAAGCCAAACAGTTCAAACCTAAGCTGGATCAGATGCAGGAAGAAATCGTGCAGAGTCAGCTTGTAGAACAAGAAGCTAGGAAACAACAACAAGAACAAGCTGCTCAGGCTTATATGCAGAATGTGTTTGAAGCACTTAGACCAGCTGAAATTAATGGTCTGAAGTTAGATAAGAAAACTCAAGCACAACTTTATAGTGGCCTTGTCCAGCCTCAATATCCATCTATCAGTGGTAGACCAACCAACCTTTTGGGTCACCTTTTAGAAAAATACCAGTTTGTAGAGCCAAACTATCCTTTGATTGCAGAAGCTCTTTGGTTACTTTCTAACCCTGATGAGTATCGTCAAAACTTGGTAAAGCAAGGAAAGAACCAAGCAGTAGAACAAACAGTACGCCAGCTTAAGACTGAGCAGAGTCGTAAAAACGTCTCAACCTATCAGGAAGAAGAAGATTCAAGACCTAGAAAAATATCTAGACCTCAAAATATTTTTAAACGCTAACTATTATTAACCCCTAAATCCGATGCCCTATGGCAACTCCTGTTTTGAACAATGGTATATTTCTACGAGATACCAGCTATCAAACTAGCTCACACGTAGACTCTTACCACCTTTCAAACCTCTTGAAGAGTGCGGAGCCAACTGACCTTGGTCCCGTAGATCTATGGGCAATGGCTCAAAAGGTAGAAATGCCTTTGTACCAGATGTCCAGCTTTGGAGGAAAGAACGTTATCTCTGTAGATAACGCACGTGGTGAGTACAAATGGCAGATCCCTGTAGCTCAGGATCTACCCTATATCACAGAAGATATAGAATCTGGCAATGCCACTAAAGGTATTGACGGACAGAGCTTTAAAATTAAAGTAAACAAGCGTTCTTTTGGACATGGTGATATTATCACCTATGACAAGTACAACGGTGTTGAAATGTACATCACTGCTGATGATATTATCCCAGCTGGTGACGGTTTCATCTACACTGTTCAGCTTGTTAACAACGACAACGCTAAGTTTTTGGACAACAAGTACCTGAAAGTAGGAACTAAAGTATTCCGCAAGGGTTCTGCCCGTGGTGAATACGGAGAGCGTTTCTCTGACTTGGGTAATGTTTCTGCAGGTTTCCGTGAATTCTACAACTACGTTGGTGGTGCAGAAGCTCACGTACACTACAGCATCAGTTCTCGTGCTGACCTTATGATGAAAGGTGGTATGAAAGCTGACGGTACAGTTCCTGTAATCGAGCTGTGGAGAAACTTTGACAAAACAACTGATCCTTCAATCACCTCTCTTGAGAGCATGGCTTCTAAGATGGGTAAAGATTATGTAAAGAAAGCTTACCAGTCTGGTCAGCTTACTCGTACATTCTTGACTACTCTTGAGGCTGCTCATTTGACTAAAGTTGCTAACGACATCGAGACTTACCTTATG